CGACCGTTATAGCTTTCTATTCTTGCCTTGTTTATCTTCTCATCTGCAAAAGCGGACATGTTCACACTATACGCGCCGTCTGTAAACGGCTGGTTCGGGACGCGTAGCAGGCGGGCAAGTGCGCCCTCGATAACGGGCTCCGCCCATACGTTAAACAAGTCATCATCAAGTGTATCAGCGGCGCGCACAGGCTGTAGCGCCACATGAACATCGACAGCGGACACCGCATCGGGGATCGGATGTAGCCGCATTTCAAATATAGACCCTGTGCGCCGCGCAGAGAAACTATGCGGTATGCCAGAATACTCGGTCAGCATGTATGCGTCGTCCTCGGCGACCGGGGTGAGCGCTGTACCGTCCAGAACTACGCTTAGAACTCGGGAAATCTGGTTCTGGAAACTCGGCACGTCCAGCACGTAGTAATCCGTGCCGACGACTGTGGTAAACCGCGCCAGATTCTCACGAATTGCCAAAGAGCGTTCACAGAAATCTATCGCTGAGTCTACCAGAGCCTGCTTTGCCATGGGCTCAGGGCACCCCGTAACGTACGGGATAACCCGAGGCAGGAAGTCGCCGACAGGAACCATTGTGGGTGCCCCTTACTTCTTCGCTGTGGATTTAGCGGCGGGCTTAGCAGCGGGTTTCTTCGCTGGCAATTTTGCAGCGAGTTCTTCNCCAGCGGGGGTTAACTCAAGATCACCGGCTTCGCTCGGCACAGCAACGACGACGCTTTCCCCGTCGATAACTACGCGCGCTTTGTTCAAAATAACTTCGCCCTTATGGGCCTTCAAAAGTGCTTCAACAGACATACATATATCTCCTCATAATATAAAAGAAGGCCCCCCGAAGGGGGCCATCAGTGTTATACTGCGGAACCGACCTGCGCGACAACGAGCGCTTCGGGTTTGACAACCTTGCGGCCATATACAGTCAGGCCACGAACGATGTCACCAAAGTCGTTCTGATTACGCAGAGACTCAGTCTTGCTCACAGTAGCTGCAAAGGAGACAGCGTGCTTGGTACCAGCCACCATGGTGCGGCGGGCTTTGGCACCAGCGGATACACCACCGGTAACCGGGTCAGTCAGACCAGACACCAGCAGCTTACCAGCGGCACCCTTCGGCAGCAGGTTAGACACATACACGGTCAGACGATCGAGCATGCCAATCTTACCGGTACGGATGGTACTGGACGCATCACCGGTGAAATATGCCTGTGCGAGGTTGGACTGCATCAGCAGGTTGCGGTCATACGGGGAGATAACCAGATAGCGGCCATCTTCCGGGATGTTCTGCTCGTCCATGGTAGCAGACATGCGCAGGATGCAGTCGAGTACATTCTGCGGGGTTGCCTGATCAATCGGGGTTACGTCGGTACCCAGATTGTATGCGCCGGACAGAGCACCAGCAGTAGCGCCAGCATTGGCCAAGGCCGGGCCTTCGGTGATGAAGGTCTGGAAGAACACTTCGTCTTCGATGGCGATTTTCAGCTGCTTGGCTGCGTCATCGGTAAACATGTTCATCAGGCTGAGGTCAGACTGCTGAGCGAGCACGTCATTCACCTGTACGGCGAATTTCTTGCCCTTGTTGATCTGCATGTCTTGGAAGATCGGAACCGGGACTTCGGCAGCGACGGTGGAACCAGCGCCAGCGTAGTCAGAGATAGTGATGGATGGGGCGGTGCGGATACGAATGGTATCGCCCTGATTTTTCAGCTCACCTTCGTAGTCGGTATTTGCAATCTCCGACAGCATGGTGTTCTGATAAAACTTCGCGAGAAGTTTGCCCGACCATAGGGTGGGGATAAACGAGCCCGAATAATCCGGTACGGTATTAAACGGTGCATTAACGGGAAAAACAGCAGCCATTTTTGGCCTCCTTAGATATAGTTGGAGACGCTATATGCCTGTCAGGATTTACGCGGTCACACGCCCTTCGAGGTATGCAGCATCAATTTCAGCTTCAAGTGCCTGTGCCTCTGCGTGCTGTCCTCTGTTATTTTAGCTCTACTGTCTGCTGGAACATACTGCGAACTTGTGCATCCGTNTATGTCTTCGCACCGGTAGTCACTGCGGCGGAGGGAGCTGCGCTTTGGGAAGGCTGAATCTGATGCGAAAGTTCCTCGGCTGGACTCGGGGCAGTTGGCTCTGTCGCGGGGGCTGTNTCTGCACGATACATGTCCACGAAGTGTGCCACTGCCTTAATATCAGCGCGGTTGAACGCGTCCTGCGCAAAATTTCTACGGGGCTGCTGTGTCAGCGGATCGATTTCATTCAACCAACTTACCCAGCCTTCACTGGCGTTGACCGATTCCCAGTCTGGGATGGTCGCTGTCAGACGTTGCTCCAGTGAAACCTCGGACACCTGTGCTCCGGTTACGTCTATCTGCTCACGCAGTGACTTGTTTTCGGAACGTAGGGAGTCAAGCTCCTGCTTAAATTCTGCTGCTACTTCACGTGCAACCTTACGCTGTACTTCGATAAGGTCTGCGCCGAACTCTTTTACATCATCTTCCGTAACCAACGAAGTTGTGTTTGCAGCGCTCTGTTCTGCCTCATCACGAGCTTTTTGAGCTTCATCGGCAGCATCCAGCCGCTCGGTTAACTCTCTGACCTGNGTATGAAGACGAGGAACGTCGGCATCGTACATNCCCTTGAGGGTCTTGTACTTCTGCTCCCACTTGTCCATCGGCTTTTCCGGCTCTACTGGTTCCGCTGGTTCCGCGACGGGCTCAACGACCTCTGCTTCTGGCGTCTCGGGCTCTGCTACTGGCGGGGTTACCTCCGGGGTGTTCTCCGTGGGCTCCGCGACCTGAGTCAACTCGTTGGTNACAACTTCCGCTACTGGCGGGGTTACCTCCGGGGNATTCTCAGCAAGCTGCTTTTCGATGCTTTCTGCTGCGTCAAGCTGTTCTTGTACTTGGCGGGGTAGTGCCATCTTAACTCCTGTAAGCTCCAACTCTGTTTTCCTGCTCCGTGAAGGTGTGCATTTCAACGTAATGGTTTGCTAGGACTAAATTCTGAGGTTTCCACTCAGTCCAGATTCCCTCGAACTTCCTCAACGGACTCGATGAAATCCTTAAGTGTCTCCGCCCGGCCTTGGAGAACGTAAATCCGGCGAGGTTCTGTTGCTACGGACAGGGCTTCGTAGGTTTCCTGTAGCCGCAGCGTAAAAAGCTCGATCAGACCATTGTTTCCGGGCTGCTTACAACGCGCTAACGCCTGTATATGCTGCCGGTCGGTGTTGTTACTGGTTATGAAGACACCCATTAGGTCGCTTTCTACAACCTGTGAGTTTGCGCGTCAAGCCCCATTCGGGCGCGGTGACATAAAGTTGCTTTCCCGCCCCCCAACCTGCGACCCATCCGGGTGGATATTCTTACTCTGTGGGCCTTGTGGGCCTTGTGGGCCTTGTGGGCCTTGTGGGCCTTGTGGGCCTTGCATCGGGGCATCCCCCTCCTGCACTTCCTCTTCCATAGCCATGGCCAGCTGTTGCTGTAACTGGGCGATCATCTGCTGTTGCTGCTGGATAGTCGTCATCTGTGGGCGATCCGGTACGATCCTGTCCGGGTTACCTCCCAGCTCTTTCGCAGAGGTACGCAGCAGCTCAGCCGCGCCCTCCATACCGACGATCTGCTGGGCGACTGGGCTGTTTAGCACGAGCTGCAGGAATTCGTTGCGGCGTACGGCCTCGGCCTCACGCATGACGAGGCTCTTGGCACCACGGGCCACAATGTTTACGTCCCCTACGAGATCAGGGTCATCGTTGTACCGCAGGTTATCCTGATACAACCGCTCGATAGCCGGAGACAGGACGTTGTGGTCGATGTTGTTGATCACCTGTTTAATGCCCTTGCCGGCGTTGGATATCAGCATGGACAGCCCGGACGAAGTGCGCCCGGCACCCGGTGTGTGCTCACCGGTCATATATTTCGGAATCATCGTATCTTCGTCAGCGCGGGCGGAGAACTCCTCGAATACCGCCATAAGCTCCTGCGCGTTACTGGTCGGCTGGAAAAACGTAAGCGGCTGGGAACCATCGTTATATTCCGATGACTTAAACTGCCAGATTTTCCACGGGTGCATTTCGCTGATGTCCTCACCCTGTGGCAACCGGCTGATATTCACGCCCACCTGTGGCCCGGACGAAATACCCATGTTGTTTGCCAGCGCGCGTGCGGTGGAGTTAACCATAGCTTGCGAATCCCGGCACAAGTCCGCTACGCCCTTGCCGGCCACGGAGCCCGGCTTCTTTTCGTAGGAAGTCACTATAGTACGGCTTGCGACCCAGCGGGTCATANTTCAACACCGCNCGGATCACGGTGCNGCCAATAAGCCATACCTCGCACGGATACACAAGGTCTGGGTCGGGGATCAGCTTCTTATCCAGCCCCCAGTCCAGCAAGTGCTTGCCCTGTATGGAGTCCCACAGCTGCAGTGCGTCGATCAGGTCTTCACTGTCGTTGAGGAAGGCGTTGTTTTTACCCTCTGCGGTAGCCTTATCNCTGTCGATGGCCAACCACTCGCGAAGCCCACCACCCGCGTTGTGGGTAAGTACCTGACGTATGGAGTCCGCGTTATACCCGGGCACACCGATCAGGGCCTGCAGATTCTCCGGGGTAAACCGGTGCCGCTCGATCACGAAGCCATCGCTGATATCCCACGCCCACGGTGCCCAATACAGCATGAACGGATCAACCCGCTCCCACTCGTTGCGCACGACTTCTTTCGGCACGAGCTTCCCGTTTTCCCACGCCATCGTCTTGCGCTTGCGTTTCACCGGCCNTTTCAACACACCGTACGGGAACGTAACCACGTCTTCTAAAAACTCGTCGAACGCCTTATACCACCCACCCTCGGTGAGCTGGTCTTCCATTTTGCGTTCCATGCGCTCTACGCGCGCCTCGGACTCCTCGCGTAACATCTCAAGCGCGTCGTCCTTCATATCCAGAGCCAGCGAGCGCAGCTCATCTTCCGGGGGCATTTCCCCGCCCTGCGTCATGTGTTGCATAAGCTGTTGTGAGAGTGTTGCCTGTAGAGACTGGAGGATGTCAGGCGGCATCGTCGGTTCCGGGGTTCCCTCGATACTCCAAGGCTTATCCTGCCCGGAGCCCATCAGTGTGTCGCGTAGCCATGATGTGGCCGCTCTGCACTTAACCGACGTGAGCTGTGTGAATATGCCCGACCCACCCTGCTGGGTTATTGCCGCCTTGACTGCCGGGTCATACTCCCCGTTGCGTTGCCTCAAACATGACAGCATGCGCTGTTCGAGGTCTGCTTTCGCGGGGTATGCCACCTCCCACCGCTTGCGCACGTGTGATGCCAACCCCTGTAGCACGGGTTTCTGGGGTGTCGCGAGTGCTTCCTTTCTTTTGGCCTCGGCCTCTAGGTCAGCTGCGCTTGCGACGGGGATGATGGCTGCTATGCCTGTTTCCATGGGCGATCACTCCGTTAAGCAGGGTGTACATCGCACACATACTTGTCAGTTACCGGTATCAGGTCAAGTATAGGTATAGGCGACTTTCGTAACTTCCCGCCGTGCATCGCCCGTCACCGCTGCCCCGCGTACGGACATGTCGATCACACTGTCCGCGTACTGGTTGGCGTCATGCACGTGCGAATATTCGTTTTTCTCGGGGCTGAGTTCCAGCTGCCCGTTCCGCTTGGCCTTGTACCGGTACCCAGAGCGAAAGCCCTTTATGAGCATGGTGCATGACGGGTCGATGAGATACATGGCGTTGCCTTCGAGCTGCTGCCCAAGGAGCCGTTCCACTGCCTGTATCCGATAGTCCGGCTTGTTCGACGGCGGCTTAACGCATTTGTACCCGGCATTGCGCAGCGCATCCACCAACGTCATCTCGTTGAGCTGCTGCTTGTCGAACCCCGCCGGGTCAGGTGCGCACAATATCTCCATACCCATATAGTGCTGGGCAACGTGTGGGTTCAATTTCGTCTTGATAAACGTCTCGATGCCC